CCGACGGCGGCTGTTTGATCGCGCTCGCCAGCCGCAGCTTCCAGCGCCGGATGCCGTCCTCACCAAACGTCTGCGTTTGCTCCAGTAAGATCGCGTTGGCGTCCACGTCCAGCCATTTTACAACGTTGCTGAACCTGTCTGTCGTCAGCCCCCGATACATGAGTCGGATGGTGTCGCCTATCTCCCACGTCGCTACGCCAAGGCCGAGAGGCTCCGTCTCGCCGTAGTGGATCAGCGGGTCCTTGGCGCGTTGGAGGTAGGTCGCGGCAGCATCATAAAGAGCATTGGCGGATGCGACAAGGTCCTCGGCTTGGTGAGTTTCCTTTGCCTGATAGATGGCGGCTTGACGCCGGTACGCTGTGATTGAAGTCGCGTCCTCGATATAGTAATTAGGCGCACCATGGACAGCGAATATTGTTGCGGCCCACATAGCGCTTCCATTTAAGCCCCAAGAAGCGCTAACACTTCCCCCGCCTGGCATCGAAACGACATCTATATTGGTTGAGCCAAAGACAAGTGTTTCACCATCACCCCGAGAGGTTACAGACATGCTATCACGTTGCAGGGCTCCGAGTACAAAGTCGGTAACCACGCTAGTAATGGCAGCGCTTGCGGGCGCGTTGCTGGTCCCGAAAGCGCCAGCAGCGCTGGCATCGCTGACAGGAGTCGTTTGGTCAACATCCGCGTAGATCGCAAAGTACGCCTGATGTGTACCGCCTACAAGCTCACCGAGTCTAACGGTTATTGTCGCTCCTAATGGTACACCTACTGCCCCAACTATGAGGAGCCTGCCGTTACTGCCCGTTACCATTTTGACTGACCAATTAACAGCGGCTACCTCAATCCCGTTGAATTGCAGACTCGTTATGTTGGTCAATGTACTAGTCGAGGCGATAACCGCAACGAAGCCAAGGTTCCGCCCATTTACCGCGTCCAGGTTTAGAGTAACTGCCCCTGTGATGCCCGTAGCACTGGCATCAGCTACCAAATACGGTTTACCAGGGATCAACGATGCAATTGTGTAGGGCGTAGTCCGCGTTGACAATCTAAGGTCTAAAGGTACACTCCCACTCGCCGCCCCGAACGGCACGACGCGGTTGACTATCCCGCTGGCGTCCTCACGGTAACCACGGAGCGCCGCAATCAGCCCGACGTTCGCGCCGAGCGACGCCGGAACTTGCCCCTCGACGTTGGTCAGCATCAGGCCGCTCGCCGCGTTTGCAGCCGCAAGCTCGACCTCGCGCGTCGTGGTCGTCAGCCGGATGTACCCCCCAGCCTTCTGCGCCAGGTCGACAAGCGCCGCCCAGACGCTCATGCCATCGATGCGGTAATCGGCCACGGCGTAGATGCCGCCCTCGACACTCGCCGTCCATATCGAGTCGGTAACGAGCGCCAGCAATTGAGTGACCTTGGCGCTGGTCGTGCCCGTGAGGTTGAGCCCATAGTAGACGTTCGCCTCGACCAGCTCAATCTCTAGGCCGACGCCCGTGACGTTGATAATGGGTTGGTCGCCCTGGTCGCTGTACTCCAGCGTCTCAATGTAACCGACGAAGATTACGCCGTCGCCCTCGCGCCGGAGCCTGACCTGACGGGCGACGATAAGTTCGACGCTGTTGACCTCGCCCGCCGGGACGCGGCAGGAGAACGTCCGCACCTCATTGAGCTTCTCGCTGGTCTCGGCGGTCAGGACAGTCAGCGGTCCCGTGCCCTGGATGGTCGCGCCAGTGGAATCGTAGACGGTCAGGTCGAGACGCCCGCGCTCGGCAACCGGCACGCTGACAGGTGACGCCGTGATGCCGGCTGGCGTGCGAAAGCGCCCGGGCCCAAAAGGACGGCGTCGGTCCATGCCCATCACAACGAGCGGGCGCTGAGGGGGCGCTACAGCCATCGCCTAGTTAAGGGCCTCCACCACATACTGATGCACGGTCACGCCGTTCCCGGCATTCGAGATCGAGAAGCCGGTCCAGAAGTCCAGGATGTTGGCGATGGTGCTATCAAAGCCCGCGCCCACTGCGGGAGCTGTCGCCGGAGCCATGATGGTCTGGTCGCCCTGCGCGTCGTCGGTCTGGCCCGCGGTCTTGGTGACCATGACGCCGGTGATCTTCGCCTGCCCCATCGCGTTGGCGCTGGTCCCACTGCCTTCGGCGCGGCAGGTCAGGATGATCTCCAGGTCGAACGGCAGCAGCGTGTGCGCCGTCGCGTTGAGTTGGATGGCCCCCGACGTGAAGGCAATCGCAGACCCGATCATGACCTGGAAGGTGATCGTCCCTGGCGTGGTCACGATGTTACTAATGGCCCCCAGGACCCGGATGCGGACGCTCTTCCCTGGCGAGAAGAACCCCGCCGGCAAGACAGCGAGCGCCTGCGGGTTGATGACGGTCTTCGCGCTCGTGTACGTGTTGAACGCTGTCCCAGCCGCATGCTGGGTAACTAAGGTCTCGATCCAGGTTTGCAAACTCAAAGAAGCACCTCCTAGTGGTATGGAGCGTCGAAGGAAAAAAGCACGTCCAGGCTGGGTGAACCCCCGTCTGTGTATCTGATTTCGTTGTCCCCCGGCTCCAGCCGGAAGTAGTTAATCTGACTCGCGCCCCGCATAAAGAGAGCGAAGTCGTCCGCATGGCTGGCGCCGTCGTTGACCGAATAGCCGACGGTGACGGCATCGGTGTCGATCTTCAGCTCATCGTCAGCCGAGGTGGCGTCTCGCGTCGAGGACCAGGAGTAGCCGTTAGTCAGGTTCTCAAGGAGTGGATTTGTGAACCCCGCCGCGCTGGAAGACCTGAGCCGGATCGTCATGATCGTGGCTGGCGCGTTGCCGGGGTTGTTGACGGTCCATGTCGTCGGGCTGGCGGCCACGGTCTGGTTGACGCTCTGAGCCGCACCGAACCAGTCCGATTGACGCCGGAACTCCGCGATCATCGCCAGGCTGAGGAAGGGAGACGAGTTGCTGAGCGGCGTGACCGTAAACTCGGGCATCCCCATCACGCGAGCATAGCACCAGCGCCGGGATGCGGCGGCGTCGATGGTGAAGAGCTTGCCGAGAGCGCCGCGGTAGAGCACGGAGCGGGCAGAGTCGACCTCGGTGTCCAGCAGCGCCGCCGTCGACTTGAGGACCATCCAGCGCACGCGTTCGATGGCTGGCTCCTTGAGCGAGGCCAGCGACCCCCGGTAGTCGTAGATGTAGTCGGCGCCGGCGATGGTCTGGACGGGCAGACGCAGGCGCTGCGACGAAGACCACTCGTAGGCGTAGGTTTGCCAGCTGAACGTCAGGCTGGCGTCGGCGCTCTCCCACTTTTCGGCGTAGCGGACGGCCATCAGAGCGCCAGCCTGCCCTGTAACATTCTCAAATTGCCAACCCCCGAGCCCGGAGCGCCAAGCCCAGGCCCCAGGCCATATCGCCCGCGCCCCGTTCGGCGTCGGCCCGGTCCGTGGCGGAGATCGTCACCGGGCCGTTGAAGTTGACGCTGACGCCGCCCCCACCGCCCTTGTTCTGGCCGACGGGCACGACCGCCTCGCCCCGGTGGAGGAGCGCCAGCATGTCGCGCGGCACGAATGGTGTGCCCAAGGCGAGCTCGGGAATGTTGGGCAGACGTGGCATGCCGACGCTGCCGCCGCCGACCCTGCCGACCAGGGGAATATCAACGGATGGAATGTTGATTCTGATTCCACTCAAGAAATTGAGAAAAGTGTTGATCTGGCGGATGACGAAATTGATGCCGCTACGGATCGTGTCTCGAATGCCGTTAGCGATGCTCTCCCCGAGGTTACGGGCCGCGTTCGCCGCGTCCCCTGCTAGCCCGACGATGATGCCAGGGATAGAACCGAACATTGACTTGATGGTGCCTAGCAACACATCGAGAATGCCCGTCGCAATCTGCTTCAAGTCTTCCCACGCCTCGCGCCAACGCCCGTGGAACAGGTCGCTAACCAGGTCAATGACGCCGCTAATGACAGCGACGATGCCTGTGATGATCTGAATCATTCCTTCAATCTTCGCCTTGACGAAGTCGAAGACGAACTGGAACACCGCTGAAATCTCCGGCCAGTGGCCTTTGATGAAGGCCACCACATCACTGAATGCTGGGATCAGGGTGTCCTTGATGAAGAGGGCAACCTTGCCCATCTCAAGAGCTATGCCCCGGAGCGGCTTTGGCATATTGGCGAGCCAGTCATTCATCAAGTCGCCATCGCTGACCACGAACCGGATATACTTCGCGAAGTTCTCCAGTGTGGGGAGCACCTTGTCGGCAATGAATCCGATTACCACTGCTTGCAGTTCTTGCCACTTAAGTTGGAGGGGAAGCAGTTTCGCTCCTATCGTCTCCTTCAGGTCGTTCATCCGATCCTTGTACTTCTCGGACGCGCCCGCGGCGTCAGAGGCCGCCTTCGCGGAGCCGCCGAACTCCTTCTTGAGCTCGTCGAGGATGACCATCTGGGCGCCGGCCATGTTGCCGGCTTCCTGCATGGCCTTGATCTGCTTCTTCTGCTCGTCGGTGAAAGTGACACCGACCCGGGTCAGGGCAGTGATGCCCTTGGTAGGGTCATTGAGCGCCTTGCCGAGCTGGATGGCGGCTCCAGATGCGTCTGTACCGAGCGCTTGGGCCATGTCAAGCATGGTGTCGGTAGCCTTGCTGAATATCTGCGTGCCGTCCTCAACCCCATCCTGGATGTTGGTGAAGGTTAGCAGCAGGTTCTGGCCCTTGAGGATGGCTTCATCCTCGAACAGGGACTGCTTCTCCCAGGCAGCGGCGTAGTCCTTGATCTCCTGCGCTGTCTTGCCAGCGGCCCCGCCGGTAGACTTCAGGACGGCCTCGAGTTGGGCATTGACCTGTATCGATTCTTTGGCCGCCGCAATTGAATCGCCCATGAAACCGGTGAGCTTCTGGACGCCGCCGCCGATGACGTTGGCGGCGAGGAAGCCGCCCGCGATCTTGCCGACATCGCCCAGGACTTTGCCCAGCCCGCCCGCGCTCTGGCCCACATCGTGGAAGGTTTTGCTCGCATCATCCTTCGCTGATACGACGATTCTTACGTCGTTGGCGATGGCTACAGCGCTCCCTCGGCGGGCGGTCTACCCAGGGCGGCGATCGCGAGCAGGCGCAAGAGCCCCACGTCTTCAGCCAGCAGGACGCTTGGCAGGACTCCGAACCGTTCGCACAGCGCGAGAATCATCTCCGCCTCCGTCAACTGCCAGGGCTTCCCGACAATACCTCCATCGGGATCGAAGGCGCCTTCGCCGAACTGCCATTGACTGATGGCTCGCCTAAAGGGGCGGGCATGTCCGTCACCGCCCGCGTCCAGGCGCTCAGGATCAGCGCGGCGAACTCCGGCGAGATGCCAAGCATCCCCTCGCCGCTCGCGGGTAGGGGTTCACCCTCTACGGTGACATTCCAGCTCGCAAGCACACGCTCACCGAACAGCCGGAACGCCGCCTCTGACGCCTCCGCATTCCCGACCTCGCCCGCTCGCGCGATTTCGAAGTACGTTCCCATCGAGACGTTGCGGCGGCAGACGACTTCCGCGCCGGCATAGTCCTCGTCCTCGAAGACGAGGGTCGCTGTTCTAACTGGCTCTTCAAAGCCCATCAGCGCCTCCTAAGACCACGCGGGGACAGCCGTCTGCGAGCAGAGGCCTGTCGTCGTGAACGGGAAGCTGCCGTCGGCCTGCCGGTTCAGGTCGTAGTTCTGGTAGAGCAGCGTGGCCGCCAGCGTCTGGCTGGAGTGGACGATCGAGGTTGTGCGCCCGATCTCTGAGCCCGCCAATGTGCGGTAGTTCTTGAACACCGCGTGCGCCAGGTTCGCGGCATCGTCGAAGACGCCGCCGAACGTGACCTGCAGGTCCGCCAGCAGGTGCAGGCGCTCGTAACCGCTGCTGCCCACCGCGGTCACGTCCTGGATGCCCGAGGGCATCGTGATCTGCACCGTCAGGATGTCCGTCGTCAGCACCTGGGCGGCTCCAGAGCTGTCGTCTACTGAGATTGCCATGCCGAGACCCGATTCTTTCGCGATGTCACACCTTCCTTTATCCGAGCTCGCGGGCCCGGTTGATCTTGTACGCTTCCTCGTTGTGGTGCTCATTGAAGTCGAGCGGCCGCACGTGCTCCCGCGTACCGAGCCGCGTGCGGTGTAAGAACTTCACCTCGTGGTCCAAATGCTCCCGGAAGCACTGCTGATTTGGATGGAAGTAGAAGACCACCATCCCCGCCGTCAGCGCTGCTAGGCACTCCTTGAGCGCTGGCGTGACCGTGAGCATCCCCTGGGCCTGCAGGCGATAGGCCGACTCGAGGGCATCGGCGCCAGCCCATTCGTAGAACTTGCGATTCGAGAGCCGCTTGATCCAGTTCGCGGCGGCCGCGTGCTGCGGGTTGTCCGCCACGCTGAGCACGCTTAGCCATCCTTCGGCATAGGCGACGCAGCCCGCCTCCTGACAGATCATCTGGGTCGAGAACTCCGGCCCGAGCTTCTTGATTACGAAGTGCTGCGCGTTCATCACTTGAAGGGATACCTCGAAGCGATAACCGAGTAGGTTACCGCGCTGAAGGTCCCCGTCGTGACTACACGCAGCCATTCTTCGACGGCCAGCGTCAGACTCGTGACGATGCGCTCATAGCCTGGACTCACCGAGACGGCGGCGAATGCCCCGCCCACAACTGCGGCATAGGGGTCGCCGACGGCATTGTCAGAGGATTCCTGGATCGTGCAGGTGATGGAGGTTCCGGTGAACGTCGTCACCTGCAGATAGGCAACTAAGCCAACCGCAGTGCCGCCAACAATACCGCTATTAACGCCGGTCCCTTCGGCAGCAGCCGTCTCAAAGACAAGCCCTGCCGTAAGTTGCTCGCAGTAGTCGAGACCGCTGCCGCCGTTGGCCAGGCACTGAACGGCCACGGTCAGGCCCCCGTCGGCGTCGCGATTGGGATCATAGTTAATCTGCTTGGCGACGATACCGGCGGCCATGTTCCCGAGCGTAGCGCCCTCCAGAAAGGTCGCGATGCGATCCGCGTTCGAGCTCTTGGCTCGCAGCGTGAGGTGCTCGCGTGTCGCCGCCTTGTTGAAGAACGAGACAACGGACATTTCCCCGTCGATGCGGCTGTGAATGCGCTCGATACCGCCGGCGGTGTTGATGGCGGTGACGTCAAGGACTCCCGAGGGACGCCGGAGCGCCACCTCGCGGACGTCCCCCGAGAGGTCGACGCCATCGATGACGAAGCTACACGAGATCGCGGCTTGTTTAGCCATGCTTCACCTTCTCCTCCACGATCTCGACGATGCCCCGCTCCAACGCCTTGTCGATGCGGAAGTGTGGCGGCGGCGTGAAGACCTGTCCGGCCTTCCACTCCAGCCACTCCTCGCAGTCGGCACGCGGCTCCTTGCGTAGCGAAAGGTCGGTCAATGCCCGGAGCTGCTGTGTTGCCATGTTTCCCTCCTACGCGGCGAACGTCGCCGTCGGGTCGACGCGGTAACTGATGCTGATGTCCAGGAAGCGATAGAGGATGTTCTCGACGGTGACGTAGCCGTACTGCCAACTCGTCGACGCGGGCAGGACATAGGCGATGGTCCCGCCCAGGTCGAAGTCACCGAAGATGTCCTCGCAGATGTCCGCGCGCCAGGCGTCCAGGGTGAACTCGATCACGTCCTCCGGGAACTGGAGGGCGTTCTCGTAACGCCGCAGTGTCACGGTGTGAATCTCACGCGGGGCGTTCAGCACCGTCTCGTCGACGCTGCCCGCCTCCGGGATGATGCTCACGGTCCCGTTCTGCATCTTCGACTTCGGCTCGCCGAGAACGGCGCTCGCGACACCGCCCATCGCCGCGAGCTTGTCGCGCATGTTGATCCAGGTGAGACGATTGTTGCTGCTCATGTCAGGCGCTTCACCGCCCTGGCGAAATGGCGGCCGGCGAGCTGCTTCGCGAGCTTGTTCAGGTGCGCGGCCGCCTTCTTGAACATCTGGTAGCCCTTGAACCGGGTTGCCTGCCCCCGTCTACTCGCGCCTTCCAGCCAATAGCCGACGATGGCCGAATGCTTGTCCGTGATGCCGCTGAGCTTGCCCCAGCCGATGGCGTGCTGCGAGGAGCGGACGAACTTCTGATGAACGCTGGATTTGTACTGCCCCGATTTCACGCCGTGACCGACGAAGAGCTGCGACTCGACCTTGGCCTGCCCTTCCTTGAGAAGGTCCTGGATCATGTCGGCGCCCGCATCCTTGAGGGGCTGGCCCTTGAGCTCGAAGAACGGGCCGGAAACCTTCGTGTTGAACGTGACCTTTGGCATGGCTAGAGTGACACCCGCTCGTATTTCTCTGATGCTCGTTCCCGCAGGTAGAAGAGGTCGGTCATCTTCACGGCAATCGCGCCTTCTCCTCCTGAGATCGCCCCAGTCCAACCGCTCTGCCCTTGTTTGAAATGACCGATGGCCATGGCCCGGCAGAGATCAACGATGTCACCCGGCGGCATGTACTTGCTGATCGCCGCCGCTGTGCTGTGAGTGGCCGCGGTCGTGCCGTTCACAGCCCGCGCCACGGTCAACGTCCGGGGCGCGTAGACATCCTGAGCGTCGGCATGGCTTGCCAGCACGGAGCCATCGACGGCGCGTTTGACCGTGAGGTTATTGCCACTGATCGACTCGACAAGCATCCGCTCTGAGTTGATGGTGATGACCTCGCCCGCCAAGACGAGCGAGCCTGTGTTCACCGCCACAGTTACGATGCTGCTGTCCGCCGCCAGCGTTCCGGAGGTGTTCGCGGTCGTATCCAGCAGCGCCTTCGCCGAGACGAACATGGCCTCACTGCCAACGAGAATCGTATCGCCGATCCCGATGAGACTTGAATCGGTCACATCCAGCGCGGTCTCGGCGCCATCGTCGGCCTCGGCCAACGCGCCTGCAGCCTTCGTAGTCTCGCTATACCCCCACCTGCCGGCCACGCTGATCGAGCGCTGGGGCGTGTCGCCACCGGAGAAGGCAGCGGACGAGGATAGGTCGATCTCAATCCGCGTGTAGGGCGGGCCGAGGTTGTTGGGCTCCAGGAAATAGTCGGCGGCGGCAATCGTCACGGGGGTCGTGTCCTGCGCCTGCGCCAGCAGCGTCGTGACGGCGAGCAGATCCTCGTCCTCAAGGAGAAGGACCTGGCCGGTGTAGTATTGCGAGCTGCGAAAGCCCTTGCGCTGTGGCCAGCGATAGAGCTTCGTCGCCGTCTCAGGGATGAAGCGGCGGTTCAGCATGACCTCGATATCCTCGCTGGCGGCCTCGATGTAGGAATCGATCAGGGCATCGTACTCGGCACCGACGAGACCGACGGCACTTTTCACGCTTTCTCGCGTGGTATACCAGCGTTGGGCTGTGCTTCCGTATCTCGACACCGGTCAACCTCGCGCTTTCTGAGATTGGCCCAGCGCCGACCCAGGGACGGCAACGGTATCCCTAGGTCAAGCGTTGGCCTCCGGTCCAGCGATACCCGCAGAACTTGCAGAAGCGGATGCCGTTGTTCGCGGGGAGCGCGCTGGATGTGACTTCTAGCGGCGTCCCGTCATTCGGGCAGGCGTCTGGGGGCGAGCGGTTATAGTTCGCCTTCAACGTCGCCGCTTCATCGTTGATGCTCTTCAAAGTCCACCAGGACATTTGCCTTCTCTCCTCAGAGCCGGGGGCGAACCTGTGCTCGTCCCCGGGTGCTCAGCAGGGAAGCTGGATTAGCGGACCACCGTCAACTGATGCTCGTTCCAGGTTGCGCCGAGCTGCACGCTGGAGGCCGTGGCAAGGGCGTCAACGGCGGTGATGGCGAGCGAACACCCTGGCGGCACAAGCAGCTTGCCGTCCACTGGGGCGCTGAAGGCTTCGCCAGGCAGCGCCGTCGAGATGTTGGCGTTCGGCGTACCAAAGGGTCGCCAGCCGCCGGCGATGACTGTCGTGGCCAGGGCGGGCACAACGCGAGAGCCAGCCACCGGCGTGTACGGTTCGCGGCCGCTGTGACTACCAATCACGTAGGCGGCGAGCGTTGGCGCCGCTTTCGGTGCAGTGACCTCCGCCCAGAGGCTCAGGTTGTGCAGCACGGCCGTGCCGAGCAGGTGGAAGAGGAAGAGGTCCAGGACCTCCATGACCATCCCGGACTGCGGCTGATTGTAGAGCTCCAGGATGCAGAGTGTCGTCGGGATGACGACAAGCGGCGTGCCTGCCGCACCGGTCACGCTCCAGACACCGCCCGCCCGCGTGATCTCGGTGTACTTCGCGGATCGGCCATTAGCGATGAACAGGTCGTGATCTTCGCTCGCCTCAAGCTCCGCGTCGCGGCGCCGGCCGGGGCCAGCAAATGCCTGTGCTATCAGTTTGAAGTCCATGTCAATTCCTTTCTCCCCGCTTGCGTTTAGGCGGGGGCTAAGCTCCGATGGCTAATGCGACTAACTCGCGGAGCTGTGTTACCTGCATAAGCAGAGCCTGGAGAACATAAAGCGTCTCGTCCTCCAGTGTTGGCAGCGTCCAGACATTGGCGTCCCAGCGGTAGATATCCCCCGTGTCCGTCTCCATGAAGCTGGACCCGGCAGGCAGGTCAGCCGCAGTGATCGTCGAGCCGTCGGCCTGCAACCCGATGTACGGCTTCTCGTCGGTCGAGAGCCCGAGCCAGCGCTTGATAGAGCCTTCGAGTCGCACTGTCATCGGTTAGGCCGCCGCCTCAACATAGGCTCCCGGCTCCAGCGGGATGTAGAACAGGGTCCAGAGAATCTCGCCGGTGTCGGCACCGGTCTGAGTGCTCTCAATGGTCAGGGAGCCAAGGGCGCCGTTGCCGAGACCGAAGATCATGGGCTTAAATGGCGTGTTCGCGAGTTGGCCGACTTTCAAGGTCGGCGCATCAGCACCGTTGACAACCTCACCGGCATCACCCTGGAGCATGTAGATTTCGCCGACCGCGTCGGACGTGATGGTCGTGGCGGCGCAGAGGTCGATGCTTGACGTCTTCTCGTTGAGCTTGACGGTCGAAGCACCACCGTCCATGACAGTTGTGACCTCGCCATAGATCAGAGTGAGGAGCACCTGGCCGACGACAGTAAACAGGTCGTCGTCAGCCGTGAGAACGCCGGCCTTCTGGACGCGAAAGCCCAGATGCAGCGCGGTATAGATGTCCTTGTCTTGAGCGCCTGGGTTAAACGGCATGTGCTTTCTCCTCCATCCGCACCGTTAGGCGTTAGCCGCGCCAGGCCGGAGCATGTTCGACAGGTTCGCCGGGGTCCGCGGGTGCGCCAGCCCGACCTTGATGTAGAAGAACGCTCCGAGGTGGGCGTTGTTGCTCAGGTCAGCCTCGTTGACGCTGATGTGCGAGTAGCCAGCATCCAGCGCCGACGCGGGAACGTGGATGACGTAGATGTTTTGGAGCTGCGCCGTGTCCGCGACGGCGGTCATGATCGCCGCAGCCGTCTGGGTCGTCTTGACCCAGGTCTCGTCGCCGTCGAGCGTCGCCTCCGACTTGCGATAGATCGTGTCGATGGTCGCGAGGTCGGCGGTGGTGCCGCCGGTGTAGGCGGTGTGCTGCTGCAGCGAGGGCACCGGGTCGTCGCCGTCCGTGCCAACGGCGTAGAGGAGAACGATGTCGATGCCCGAGCATCCCTCCATGCTCACGCGCTTGCCGGTGGCGCCAGCGGTCGAGAGGTCCACTGGAACGAGGGCGATGCCAATGTCGTAAAGCCGTCCGAGTCCTAACATTTCCTTTGCCTCCTCCTCAGGGGTTTCAATGCCCGAGGCTGATTGGCCTGAGCGAGGGGTTTATTGCTCGCTCAGGCTGTGCCTGATTATGACCTCGTCGCCACTGCCACGAAGGGGGACAGCGTCGTTGTACCGTTGCGCGGCGTGAGCGCCGTCTGCAGCCACGGCCGACCGTCCACACGCTCGATGAAGCGGTAGACGGTCTGGTCGTTCTGGAACTTGAAGTGCGGCGAACTCGACGCCGTGATCACCATGCGGTCGCCGATCAGGTAGTAGCTGCAGGCGCAGAGCATGATGTCACCGACCGTCCCCAGTGTCGGGACTTTCTCGGTGAAGATCACCGGGTGCCCGAGGATCGTCATGGGCGGACCCACTTGGCCGTTGTTGAGCCAGATGGCGGACCCGCCGGTGCCAACGTTCAGGGCCATCGTCGCGAGCTGTGGGAAGGTGTTGATGTTCGCGATCCAGCAGGCGTTTGCATGGGCCGAGGGCAGCAGGCGAGCATACGCCTTGACGAGGTTCTGCCAGACGATGGTGGCCGCTGTCTGGCCCGTCTCCTTTGCGACGCTGACGAGGACGGGGGCGTTGACGATGCCAAGAGGCTCACCGGCGCCGGTGCCGGTCAGGAAGGCCACATCCTCGAAGTACGCGATGGCTTCGGGGCCAGCGGTGTTCAGGAATGCTTCGAGGCTCGCGATGCTGTCGGCGATGAGCTCGTTCGGGACCTCGGTGTAGAGGGTGAGCTTCTTCGCCTCCAGCAGCACTCGCCCGAAGGCGGGCTGCGACTCGGTGAGCGCCGCCGACTCCTGCGTCCAGTAGCCGACCATCCCGCCATAGACCGATGTTGCGTGGCTGATATCGTCGATGATCGGGAACGGCACTGTGAGCGAGTCCATCGGGATGACCCGGGCCCGCTGGCGCACGATGCCCGACTCAAGCGAGAGCCGCAGGAGCTCGGCGCGCAGGACCTCCGGGATCAGGAAGCCGCCGTCGGCGCCGACGAGACTGGACAGGTCGTTCTTGATCTTCAGGCGCTCGTCGCGGCCGTTGTCCCGGATGGTCTGGTGCCAGATCGTCCGGGCGAAATCGCCCATGCCGGTGAAGCGGCCGTCGAGCTCGGACCCCAGGGCAACGGCGCTGG